TGCTTGCTTGCTTGCTTGCTTGCTTCTAGGTTATGTTTCTTAGTTGTCTTTGTCAATTTATTTCCCCTTTATTTTAAAAGATCTTCCACGTCAGCAACAAATTCTTTATTAAACAGCCTACTGGCTTTAAATACATTTTTCGCAGAATGACATTCAAAAAACACAATATAGTAACACCCTTTTTTTAAGACTTTCTCAAAGTCTTTTTTTGTTACTGATAAACCAAAACGTGCTTGATCCTCAGAATTAAGTAAAACGTACTTTCCCCATTTCTTTTTTACTGGAACTTCCTTAAACATCAGCTCATTAAGTTCTACTGGTTCTTTTGAATAGTCAAAACTATAAATATAGCTCACTACCAACGTTTTCTTTTTAAACATCAATCATTCTCTCACTTTAAAATTTCTACCACTTTTTCGTATGGTGTCTCAGTTACAAAAGAAAAAGTCAAACGCTCTCCTGCAAATTTCAATTTCACGCTAGTTTCTTTGTCAGAAAGTTTTTTCACTCCCTGCATTTCAACTGTTCCTTTTGGAAAGTCATTTTTATAGTTGCCAATGCTCTCTTTTTCTTTCTTGCTTTTTTCGTTTTTCTTCTTACCGTTATCACTTTCTTCGTTCACCACTTCGATAGAATAGCTGTCTGGTTTAGATAATAAAGTGACAAGTTCTCCAACTTTTGTTTTACCTTTTAGCTCCATTTTATGTCTCCTTTTCAACTATCCATTTTTTATACAAACATAAACACTTCTTACATAAGTACGTTTCTTCTACACTTTCAATGTTGATATTTTCATATTCGTTAGCCCATTGACTATATTTCTTACACAATGAATTGTTCACGATTTCATCATCATAAACCACAAAAGCATGAGGTTTCGCATTGCCATGAATATAATCTGTGTTACTGTTTTCTGCACTTGCTATAGGCAACTGCCATACAATGCTATCCGTTGTTCGCCCTTGCCCCATTTTTAACACTTACCCCTTTTATCCATATTTCTTGAATTTTTTCAATGCTTCTTCCTGCTCTTTAGTCTTATTTTTTATAAGGTGAAACTTATAATAAATACTTAGTTTTTGCTCGTCATTAAACTCTGGGAAGTGTTTAATCAGAAAATCTTCAACTGGTTTTGTCATTTCACCTTCAAAACTAGCAAACTTAAAATCAGTATCCCAAAAGCAGACACTTCCTTCTGGTTCGTGATTATACCAATTCCCTCTTTCTATATTCTTTGCTCTCAAATCTTTGTATTGAGGCATTTCTAATAATTCTAACAACGTTTCTCTATGCTCTTTATGTCCGCAAGGAAAAAACACCCCATCTGGCATAAGCCAACCTGTATAACCCATTTTTTCAAACTCCCTGATCCTATTTTACAACTCTTGCAATGCTAAACTGTCAATTTTTGTGATAACAATTTCAACCTCGTCATAGTTGCTTGCTACTTTACTAACTGCATTTCTAGCTAGTTCAGACGTTGTAAATGATCCAATCAATTCTTTTTTCTTTAGTTTTCCTCGAAAATTAAAGATTGTTCCAATAGCATTAAATACTTCCATTTGTTTTACTCCTTTAAATTGCTACTCAGCTTCTTTTACAGCCCCTTTAGGGATCATGTATTGTTTACCCCTAAATACAATCGAATACCCATCTTGCGATTCTTTCTTAATTGTTGCGCTTGCACTATCTTCCAATGCTAAACCAACACTCTTTTGAGTTTTAAGTTTAAAATCTAGGGTATTCCCATGTTTAGAAATATTGTAATACATTTCTACTGGTCTGTCTTGCGCACTCTCAACTTCTTTTGGAAGGTTTGTGATTGCATTGACGCTTGTAACGTAAAAGTATAGCATAGCTAAAATATTCACCGCATGAAGTACAGCCCATCTTTGCTCTTTTTTCTTTAAGAAATAGCAAAGAAACATAAATGAGATTGTCATAATGATTAGGACTGCCACTCTTACAACCCCTAGCAAAGATAATGCTCCGTCTAAATTAGTTAATTTTTCAATCATGCTCTATTTATTCCTCCATTGCCTTATCTACAATCTTTTCAATTTCCTGTAACTCTTCTAAACTCAATTCCTTCTCAGAATTGAACAGGTTTACTAGTTTTGAAAACACCTTATCTTTAGCTATCTTTGTTTCCACTTCACTCTTATTAACCCACAATACAAAATTGCCAATAATGTCAGTAGGTTGCGCTCCATCTTTGAAACGATAACTTCGCTTATCAGTCATGACGTATTCTTTTCCTACTTTGGTTACAATTTCTATACTAATGCTATCCTTTCCCAATATTGAGCCGATTATACCAACGCTTTCAGCATAAACTTCCTGCCCCACATAAAAGTCTTTTTTAGTATATCGTTTTTCCATTCTTACTCATACTCCTGATTGCTTTTATTCATGCTCTACTAGCTTGATCTTGCTACCGTCTGCAAGTTCAATTTCATCTTTAGTAGTTTGAAGCAGATCAACAAACGCTAATGCTTCACTACTCATTCCATCTTCCAAATATCCTAGCCACGCTTCAAATACATCAAAGTCATGCTCCTCTAGGAAGCTGTTCATTTCTTCAACTGTAGTTTCGTCAGTTTCTACATACCAACGTTCATTTTTCTTGTCGTATGATCCTTTTACTTTTAATTCCATAATTAGTTCTCCTTAACTTCATTTTTTTGATTATGATTATATTATACACTTCACGTTTCCTCTTGTCAACTATTTTGTGATTATTTTTTAATGTTTTTTAATTACAATTTTATGCTATTGTGTAAAAAAGAAAACTCCCAAGGACAAAAACTATCGCTTTCGTCCTCAGAAGTCTCATTCTTCTACTTTTACAACTTCAATTCCCTCACAATTAAAGATCCAACTATAACCTGCTTCTTCTAGTTCTTTGCGTGTGTGACTTATACGAAAAGGACCAAATTCATTTCCTCCGCTAAAAGTCCAATATTTTCTACCTTTATGGTAGGTTAAAACCCCTTCAATATCCCTTACACCTTTCACTCTAACTTTATATCGGGTTTCTTTTTTTATTTTATAACCATCAAGCCACGCATGGGAAAATACGTCCATGTTATTATCTTTGTAAAACCATAACCTCAGTTCGTCACCATCTTCATCAACTACATGACACATAGCTTTTTCTATATCCCAACCATTTTCTTTAGCAAATGTAATATAATTGCCCACAAATTGCGGTATTTCTACTTCCTGTGATCCTTTTAATCGCTTCAAATCGTTTATTATTTCTGTAATTGCTACAGCGTTTAAATTACCGTTGCTTTTAAGTAGTTCATATTTTTTAATCAATTCTTTTATGTTCATATTTTTACCCCTTTATCCTAGCAATTCAGGATTTTCATAGATATTACCAATCACTCTATAAGAACTGATATCATCTATAAGCTCACTAAAAGAGGTTGCGTCCTCTACACCTATTGCTTCCACAACAAGGACTGCTTGCCATTTATTCCAAACTAGCTTCGCATTTCCGAGAACTTCGTCTCCATCTTTCAATTCAAGGATATCGCCCTCAAAAATTTCTACTCCGTCCTTGTCAAAGATCCCTGTTGATTGCATAAGATAATCTTCATCAATCACCCAACCATTCAATAGTTTATGAGTAAGATCTCTGATATCATTTGCATAAACTTTGTTATCCCAGATAATCAGTTCACTAGCCGTATACATCTTCTGTTTGTTCTTATCCCACGCTCTAAACTTCAATCTGCCCATTTTTTTATTTTCCTTTCACTCTTTTTGTCACTTTGTTTCTTCTTTATTTTCCTCGTAGTAGCTCCTTAACTGAGGATTTTTCTCTACCATTCTTTTTACATACAAGGCTTCTCTGATACACCGTTCTATGTATGCAAAAGGAAACAGAATTAAAAGAAGGGGGCTAAATAAAGCCCCAATAACAACAATAACTATCGTTCCCAATGTACTTTCTGCGACATAGCCTATAAACTCACTTAGAGTTTTAATGCTCTTGACGTGACTTGTAAAAATTAGTCTGTTTTTTAACTTCATCACCACTCCTAGTTCAACAAACCTTTATTCAGTTCTCGAAAGACACACTTTTTAGAAGAAAGCATAAACAAACCTAATTTTAGAATAACCTGCTCCTGCTTGTTCAATTTGTGTAATCATCTTAGTTAGGTTTTCTTTCTGCGAGCCTACAATTTCTAAATAGCTCTCATAGTCTTTTAGCGATTGCAACTCGACTACATATAGCGAATTTACGTCATGTAAGTAAAAGAAAATATCCTTAGTTAAGTTAGTTGCTTTTCCTGTATCGCCTTTCACGTTTAAAGCAGACAATCCTTTGATCTTTTCACCACTTGTATCTCGCAATAACGTGTATAACTCCGTATCACGCACTACGTCAAGCATTTCAGGGAGTGTTCTACCAAATAAGTATTGTGCTTCTTTAGGATAACCATAGCCATCATAATTCAACTGACTTTGATCCGTTAAAGGAGAAATGTTTTCCCATACTCCTTTAGCTTCGTTAAACCCTTCCACAAAGCCATATAAATCAATTCCCATTTTTTAATATTCCTTTCATTTCTATTTATCATTCATTTGGAGGTTCAGGGAAGCTAGTCCAATAAATCACTTCTTCCTCAAAATTTTCAAAACCAACCCCATCTTCATAATCTACCCAAGTATCTGTTGTTACCCCACTTTTAGGGGTATAAACCAACACTTCCTCGTCAATCTCAGGGGTTACTCCTTCCCAAATGCTTGTCACTTTATCTCCAAAGAACTCTTTTTCTTCGTCTGTCAGTTCTCTTGCTACTAGTTTATTCCATTGTACTTGATCCATTTCTTTCACCTCTCACTCTTCTAGCAACTCTGGATTTTCGTATACATTGCCAATGACTTCTAGCAAATCGCCTTTAGTAAATGGTGAGCCAAATGACATTGTTGCAAAATTCTTACCAAATCTTTTCCCTAACAAAAGACAAGCCTCTCTTTTAACCACAACTTCAATCTGGTATTCCCATTCTGCTTTTAAAAAAGGGTTTCTATATCGTTTTACTATATCCCCTTCAAAGATCTCTGTTCCGTTTTTATCAAACAGACCTGTTGAAAGACCCAATGTTTCAGGATCTACAGAACACCATTCTCCAATAGAGATATACTCGTCATTAGCTTCTACGACACCATTGATAATGTAAGACTGTCCTTCATCTTCAATGAGATAGCCACGTTTCCACTCACCTTTACTTTCTTCGTGAGTGGAAATACCTCTAACTGTTAATTTCCCCATCTTATCTTCTCCTTATCGTCCTATCAATTCAGCATTTTCGTAGATATTTCCTACTACTGAGTGATAAGTGGTACAATCAACCAAATCAGCAAAATATCCACGTTCCTCGTTTTCTACAGCCATAAACTTACCGTCCTTATAGATAACATACAAGTATACTAGTTCGTCTCCGCTTTCGTCTACATCAGCGAGAATATCCCCCTCAAAGATCTCTGCACCGTTTTTGTCAAATAGACCTGTTGAACTCATGAACTCAACTTTTTCAATTTCGTTCTCTTCAAATGAAAATGCGTCAACCTCTTCGTTCAAAAAATCAATCCTTATCACGTCTGACATAGTTTTTTCCGTTTTTGACCACGCTCTATATTTTGGCAATTTCATTTTTACTGTTCTCCTGTTTTTAAATATTTCATTTATGGTTATATTATACACTCTTTATTTCTCTTTGTCAACACTTTTTATTATTTTTTTGTGTTTTTGTATTATTTTTTAATGGTGCGCGTGATATAATAAAAACTTTCAAGCGTACCAAGGCTTTTCAGCTCCTAGCACCTCGAAAGTTTTGTGTTTTTTCAATCTTTTGTATTGTAACCAAATTCATGATCCGTTGCGTTGTATTCAGCAATATACTTACTTTCTAACTCTAATAAGTCTTTTTCTGAACCTTCTTCTAAAACGTCTATGACTTCATAAGTCCACTCAGTTATTTTGCTGTTCTTCATTGCTTCATGGAAATAGCTACCTGTCTGTGCTTTAAAATGTTGAAACCAACGAAAGATAGGGTGATTTACTGTTTTACCAATATACACTTTTCCTGTTTGCTTATGAGTTATCTTATAAACAAAGCCAACCACTCTACCGTTTTTGTAAGTCCTATCATCTTCTCTAAGACGGTTTTCGTAGTATTGTTCCTCATGTTCCAAACAACAAAAATAATATCCACTATAATCATTATTTTTTAGTTCAATACGACTTACAGGGTTTTTTCCGCAATATTGACAAGGTATTTTTTCTGTCCAAAACGCTTCCCATTGACTGTCCAACTCATAGATATTGACATAAAAGAACTCTTTGTCTACCGTTCTTTGAGGAACTTTGTTAAAAAAATATTCTGGATAATCATTTTTAACTTTATCAAGCACGTCACGCTTTGTATCATAATCAAAATACAGTTTTCGTTCCACTTGCTCAGAATAGAACTCTCCCTTGTTTTCTTTCCTATGGTTTATCCTTACAAACCAATTTGCCATATCAATTTTCTATCTTTTTGCCCTTTCCTCAACTTTTTTCAAGCGATCTGATATATTTTTATCAAACAACTTATCTGCTAGATCTTCAATTTCCTTTTGTGTCATTTTGTGTTCACTCATTGCAAAATCTAGTGTTTCTCCTGCGAGCAATAGGCTATTTTGGTATTCAAGGAATTTTTTTAGTGGATCTACACTTGCTCCCTGTTCTTCTAACCAACCAAAAAGATCCTTCAAATCAGTAACATCAATCCCCACACTAGTCTTTTTATGTTCTACATTCACACTAAAAAGGTCGTAGTCTAGCGTGTAAGTTATCTCTTTTCCATTACTTTTATAGTTTTTTACAATCATTTTTCCCTCTCCATTTTTCAACCAACTGCATTACTAACTTCCCAAAAAAACTTTTAAGTCTTACTTGTGAATCAGCCCTGTCTATAGCAAACCAAGCTCTAAAAAATTCCTTTGCTAATTGGATAACAAACCACATTTCAATCACAAAATAACAAATAAATGCAATCCATAAGAATATTTCGGCAATTAGGAAATTCGACATTTTTACTAAGATAATTCCAAAATAATCAACCCCCTTCTCCATTATATAATGGAGAAAAAGGATAGATAAAGAACAAGGTAAAACACCAACATTCCTATACCTGAAATAAAAATTACTTTTCTTCATACTACTTCCCCTTTGTAATTTCTTCTGCTTTCTTGCCAAAATAGCTCAATTTCATGTTTAGCAACAACAAAAATTCATAAGGCGCATTAAACATGATCTCAAAGCCTCTCTGCTTGCGTGTGTCGAACCATGACATATTTTCCTTATCAAAGTCTTTTCGTTGCTGTAGGGCTTTAAAATCCTCCTTATAGACGATAAATTCGTCACCAAGCTCTAAAATATCATTTACAATCTTCTCAAAACGATTTTTCCGATAATTCTTGATCTTGTGCCAAATATACCGCTTCTTATTATTGATCTTGATATAATTTTTAGATTTCTTCCAAGCGTGTACACCTTTTTTTGGTACACCATTTTCTTCGTAGTTATCAGGATTGTTCAGTCGTCTTGAATTTTCAAGTTTTGCGTCTAAGTTCGCCAATTTTTCTGAATATCCCAGATCATTCGTTAGATCAAATCGCAATTCTTTGTTTGAACTTTCATTCTTTGCAACGACTTCTAACTTGTCTACATCTAGTGAAATTACAACTTTACCTTTTGCAGGGAGGGTTTCTTTCGTACCATAAGGTACACCATCAAACACAAACAAGCTATAATACTTCCATGTATTGTCTTTTACTAGAACACGTTTAACCGCATATAGAGCTAGTTTTTGCGTTTTTAGGGCATAAGATAGTCTAATTTCATCATCATTTCGGAACTTCCAAGGAAGAGTGATCTTATTTTTGCGTTTTCCAAATGAAATTCCTTCTAGTGAGACATTGTGGTTTTGTTTTCTGTACCAAATAGTCGTAAAATCAATCATTCTAGGAACTTTCAAAAAGTTATCACTATCTGATTGGCTTCTGCGTTTTAAGTAGGCTTTTTTAGTTGCTTGTGCCATATTTTCAACGTTAGACCAGTCAAGAATACCCTCGTTTGAGTAGCGTTTGTACATGACGCTCACTTGCCCCATGTTGTTGTAGTCAACAAATTTTCCGCTATTCAAACCAAAAGCATTATTAAGAGCGATCCAACCTTCTTTTAGTTCATCTGATTTTTCCTTATACTCTGCTTTTAATGCTTTTTTTAGTTCTTTGTCTTTAGTTTCTTTTATTTTTTCTTGTAGTTCATTCAATGTTTTAGTTTCTTCTGCAAGATATTTATAATCATCAGAAGATTGTCTGCGATATTCTTGTCTGTTGAAATAGTTTACCATTTCACGCTTCATTTTATACCCATATTTAAAGATCTTTTCAAGGTAGTCCGTGTACCCTTTTGGATCAATCTGTACTTTTAACGTATAAGTCATAACTCTCCCCCTCTCTTTATTTATCTAAGTTTTCTAATTCTAAGTCAGCAAGATATCGCAAGTGTTTCATAGTAACTTGACATTTCTTATCAAAATGATTTTCCCAAAAGCATTTAGTTGCCTTGCCATACTTCCAATAAAAATCCGTTCCCACTACTTCCCCTAGAACAGTATCATCTGAAAGTTGCTTTGTTTCATTTAAAAAATTTTCAATAGTTTCTCTCATTCTGCTTTTCCTCTTTTTGTTTTATATTTATATTATACACCCTTT